TATCTACTGCCCACATAGCCTCTAAATAATCATTGGCACTTACATCAAAGATCGCAGAGCGTGACACAACCAGCACCGAACCGTTTTGGTGCAGCGCGTTTTTCATGGTTGACCCTGTAACGTCAGTGCCATTGATACGAGGCCAAAACCAGAAGTTCACTGTGCTACTGGACGTTGATGCAATCTGCGCAGAAAAGCTAATCATGTACTGACCAGCTTCAGCGAACACAATGCGACTTGCAGGCGTTCCATTTGTTACGCCTTCAGCAATGCTAGAGGTGTACGTTAAAGCATAAGCTGTGTTTATGGATGCCGCTGTCTGGTCTGTTGTGACTGCGCCAGCGTATTGACCATCCTCCAAGACGATCTGCACAAACGCGCCATCCTTGGAAACGACAGGATAACCGTTTGTTTCGTCCCACAAGATAACGCCATTCTCAGCAGGAGATGCGTCAGCCGTTTTAAAGGTCAGCTTTGACAAATTATATGTCACATAACGAGAAAACCTTTCGGCCCATTGCTTGAGGTTTTCTGTTACTGGCGGTGCTGAGTTTGGTGCCGTCATCTGCGCCCGCCTTGGTTTGCGTCCAAGCGCATAATTCCAACACGCCAATCAGAATTTGTTGTTCCATTAATTCGCATCCGAACTTGGCGACCAGTAAACCTGACTGAAGTTGGGTTTGCCATTGTAAATGGCCCATGTGACGTTTCTGTTCCGTTTGGATAAAATCTCGTTTTAAACGTGGCAGTGACTTCACCTTGTGTTTTCTCGTCTGGAATTAACTTTGTTGCCTGCATAACATTATCGCCAGTTCCAATCATAATAGGGCCGCTTTCTGCAAAAACAGTCTCGCTGCCATATTGATTGCCTATTTCATGCTCATACAAAATCCCATCAGGATCGATCCACATAGGCTGTCTAAACGTTGCGGCATCTGTTCCAGATGTTCGATCAATGTTTCCTGTCATCCAAATGTTTTCTGCATAGTCATATGCAACATAACGATCACACTCAGTGCTGTCTCCGCTAGGGTAGAACCACCAAATTTCACGCCACTTTGAATTAACAACCGCACTTATTTTTGTTAGCTGGTCACGGTTGATGCTTGTGAATACATAGTCCGAAACCTCTGATGGAAGGTCTTGCACCGCGCCACCAGAATAACTGTGAAAGCCATGTGTGCCCATCCAGATAACGCCAGCGTCTACTGATGCGACAGCCTTATGACCAATTAAACCGCAAGACGTACCAACGCGCTCAAAACCATAAACGTAGGGTGGCCCCTGATAACGCGCCACATGGCAGTCATTGGTTGTCAGAATAACTGTTTCGCCTCGCGTTCTCACGCCAGACATAATCTCACCGCTGGTCTGCAAGATAATATCACCAGCTTCGTTGGTTGTGGCTGGTGTCCAGCTTGTGTTGTTTTCGCGGTCACACCACTGGACTTTACGAGGGTCACCGCCTGCGCCTAACGCAAAGATAAAACGCTCCTCTGTCACAACCAAAGATGTGTTGCTTGTCGGGGCATTGCTGATTGCTGCTGCAGCAGTTGCCGTATCAAGCTGCCACTCATACAGCTTTCCATCATCTGTGGAACAGCCAACAAGATATTCGCCCCATGTATCTAGTGACCACGTTGTAGGGTCTAGCAGGGTTGTAGCATCTTGCCTTGGTGAGCCGTAAGTCTCTTGACCATAAAGGCCACCGCCATAACCAGAGTTTACAGACGCATCTACTCGACCTGATGTGAAGCCAGCAGGCGTTATGTCAAAGACATCGTTGTCCTCTTCCATAACATATAACTTGCTATGGGTTCCTAATGCCAAGTATCTGCTTTGACTATTGTCACGCCAAGAAATCATACCGCGCACAACGCCATCAATATCTACTGATCCACGCTGTCTCCAACCGCCAACAGGCATCATTGCGCCTTCATGCCAGCGCACCAATGAGCCATCGCGCCAGCGACCTTGTGACTGTAAGTCTGTGCCGTTTCTATACTGACCTGCTGGAAGTTGTAGGGGAACAAGTGCCATTATTTTACCTCCAGAACTTCAGTCCACACGCCGTCAATAAGCTGCGGATCATGCTCAATATATTTTACGCCAACCTTGCGTGATGCAGGCTGGATTGCGTGAATACCCATATTGGCTAAGAGGTCATCGTCTAGCTTATTTGCAAAGCTGGTGCGCGGATACCTCTTACGCAGAAGGTTCGCCCAACTTGCTCCGACTTCCATGCTTTGAGCGTCAATATACATTATGGGAAGTCCTTCCCTACGCCATATCGGATTTGGACTACGCCCGCACCGCCAAATTCCCCTCCAGCACCGCCATATCCATAAACGCCAGTGTTATTGCCAGATACGCCTGTGCCAGAACCATCTCCACCGCCAGTGGTGCCATCCGCGCCGTCAGCGTCATAATCAGCAGCACTTCCGCCACCGCCAGCGATGCGATCTATTTGACCGCCACTGTGGACAGCACCGTCACCGCCATCAAAGCCACCATCGCCGACATATGACCCGCCAGCCGCAAACCCAACATTGTTAAATGGGCCAGCTTCACCAGCGTCACCGCGAACTGTGCTTGTGTTTATAAAATAAGATGGATTTCCGACATTGACTGTATATTCCTCAAATGGAACAACAGAAATGTCATTCTTCCATCCAAGGCCGCCACCGCCGCCGCCCTGCGTTGGGTAGCTATCAGGCCCAACACCACCCGTCCCGCCTGCGCCAATGCAAACTACAGAAACAGAATAAACACCCTGTGGCGCAGTCCAAGTGCCAGAGGATGTAAATACTTGCTCACCAGTTACGACCTGATTTCCCGCAGTTATTAATCTTCTAGATGTACTCACGACATATCCTGTCCCGCTGTGAACCCATACCATGATGAACCGCCATCATGTGTGAAGAATACAAAAATATCTATCTCGCCGTTACCTGTTGAAAGCACTGGCGTATTGCCACCGTTCCAAGATGTATTAGGCCAAGTTGCAGTGTATGGCCCCGATCCTTGCGTTAGCTTTAGAACAAATGAAAAGGCTGTGCCTGTCGCTGGGGCATTTGAAAAAGTAAAAGTCGCATTTGCTGTCAGAGTGTGCGCAAAAACATTGCCAGTAGATAGGTCAAGCGTTGTAGTCGCACCTGAAACAAATGTGTCCTCATACGTTACTGACTTTGTTGCGCCACTTACTGTAACGTCTGCTGCAAATGTTGCATCGCCAGTAAACGCTGGGCTTGCCTTTGGAGCTTTGTCATTCAGGTAGCCGTCGATGTCATCCCAGTTATCATTCAGCTTGGTTCCCCAAGTGTCGTTTGATGATCCGACTTCTGGCTTCGTAAACCCAAAGTTTGTCGTTGTTGCGTCAGCCATTTAAATCTCCTATGCAGCGTCTGACCATGTGTCGGTTGGGTCAGTAACATCAGTCCATATATCTGTCGGCTCTGTAGCTTCTGTCCAAGTGTCACTACTATCAGCCTGCGTTGACCATACACTATCATCATCAGCTTGTTCTGTCCAACTATCGGTTGGCGGCTCTTGGAAGTCCCAAGTGAAACGTGCTGGCAGTGTGGGTGCGCCAGCAGTGATGTCCACAACTGTCAGTGCATATTCTTGGAAGAATGGTAGTGCGTCAACGACAGGCGTTGTTTCTATGCTAACAGGGGCAAAGTTAGAGATAACAGAAACAGTCGCACTGTCTACCGTAGGTGCAGCAAGCGTAATCTCAACTGGAGCGAAATTAGATATAACCGCTGCTGTAATATCGTCAACAACTGGGGTGCCTGACGTTATTTCTTGCGGTGCAAGGTTGCTGATGATTGACGCAGCAATGCTGTCAACAACAGGCGTTGTGCTTATGTCATTCGCACCAAAGTTATAAACAACAATGACGCTTGCGTTATCTACAACAGGAGCGCCAGCCGTAATGTCTGCGGCTGGTATTGTTTCATCTTCAAAAACATTTACAGTGTCAACGACAGGCGTCGTTGTAATGTCGTTGAAAACAAGTTCATAATTCCTTACACCACTATCCGCGAGTGGTGCGGAGGCTAATGGTGTAAAGCCAAGCATGTGTTATGACTTCCAGTAAGTGCGGCCTGAAGTAATAGTGCTGTTGATGCGCGTCATATCTTTGCCAGCGTCAGTCCACTTGCTGTCTAGCACTTCCATTTCCAAGTGCATGACCATGTTGCCGACTTGCTTTTTCTTTTCAGCATCGCTTTCATGTTCCATTTTCATGCCGTTTTGGATGTTTTCTATTTGATCGCACATATGTAGCAGACTTAAATAGTCACGGTCTAATTCATTTACAGCCATATTTAGGTTCCTTCTAATGCAGCTATACGCGCTTCAAGCGCATCACATTTTGCCGACAACTCTTGTACGGCTTTCACTAAGATTGGATAAGTTGCCATTGGTCTGGCTTCTAATTTTTCTGGGTTTTCCCAACTTACCAAGCGGGTCAATGTTGTTGATGAATGGTCTAGCTCAACGTCATACAGCTCTTGTGCAATAAAGCCTATTTCTGGTCTATCGCCCATTGAGCCATCACGGCGGTTCCAAGTGAACTTTACTGGCCTCAAATCGTTTATAAAACTCAAGCCATAGGGCAAATCTTCAATAGCTGTTTTGTCTCGCTGATCTGATAGCGTTGAAATAGTTGTATCATTGCACCGCAAGCTGGTAATGCTGCTATTACCTAGTGTAATTTGATTTGACGCACTTGAACTTGATGCAGTAGCACCATTTCCTAAAACAGTGCAATTATTTAAATAATATTGATTATCTGCACTAGAAACAGCCTCATGACCAATGATTGTATTGTAATCACCGCTATAAATACTGGCACCTGCTTCATAGCCAATTGCGACATTGTAAAGTGGGTTGCTTGTTGACACTCTGCCTAAAGCGTCATAACCAACCGCAACTGATCTGACATGGTTTCCGTTACTCATTGAATATGCGCCAACCGCCACACTATAGTCGCCATAATTATCATTCATTGCGTAATAGCCAATAGCCGTTTGGTAGTATTTACTGCTTGTGCCAAATCTCCCTGCCAGAGCACCAACAAAAGTACCGCCGTCTATAGTTTGACCGCCGCCTGAATAGGAACCGATCGATACTACTGATGCAGTTGTTTGATTATCAGCCATTGCGGAATTGCCAACAGCAGTTGTATAACTAGCTGTAGTTATGCTTTCAGCCGCTCCGTGGCCGACCGCTATGTTATCACCACCTGTGGTTGCATCTTTCCCTGCATCATAACCCAGAAATGTGGATCGGCTACCAGATGTTAGGTTATTTCCTGCAAAAGTACCCAAAGCTGTATTTTCAGCGCCAGTACCAGTTCCAGACAATGTGGCATAGCCCACCGCTGTATTGCTGCCGCCAGTAGTTTGAGCGTCTAAGGAAAAAGCTCCAATCGCAACATTTGCAGACGATGTTAAGTTTTCACCTGTCGAATATCCAATCGCAACATTGTTAGCGGCGTAGGTGGCAGTTTTTAAGGCATCTAGCCCAATTGCAACTGTATAACTTCCAGTCGTTAAGGCAGTTGCTGCGTTTTTTCCAATTGCAACTGTGCCATTCAAACCACTAGCGGCAGACGATAGAGCGTTTTCACCAATGGGAATATTCCCTTGAGTACTTGTGCTAGGATCATCAGGCCAAGCTGATTGCCATAGCATGACATCTTCGTTTACAGCCGATAAGAACACAACCGCGCTGCCAGACAGGTTAAGCAAAGAGCCTGTTGAACTTTCAGTCAATGTGCGTGAAAGCGTTGTGCCAGTAGCCGTATAGGTGCCAGTGCCAATTTCCCAAGCGTCGCCATCTTCTATCGTGTAGCGTACAACATCAGCATCAGCTACACCGCCATCCGCAAACGACTGATAGCCTGTCTCAGCAGACCCAAGTGTTATCGTACCTGTGCCTGTGGTTGCCGTAGCGACCTTAACTCTATTGGCTAGAACAACCATATTTTACACCTATGCAGGATCAGGGATTTCAACGTCAAATGTGGCTACTGTAAACGTATTGCCAGACACAACTGACTGCGATGTTGTCAGCGAACCTGTGCAAAGCAAGCGTGTCGCAGATACGTCTGTGATCGCATAGTGCGTTGCCGTGCCTGAGCCTGTTACCGATCCATCAGAAATAGCTGCACAGGCTGTCTTGCGGCCTGAAGTATCACCGTCCTCTGGCGCACCAAACGATACTGAGGTGCTGTTGCCTAGCGTGTAAGTGCTTGTCGCCTCTGTGTATGTCGTAGGCTCCTGCGAACAAATGTCTATGCGATCTGCCTCTGTGTCCAACTTAGCCAGCGCAGCGTCTAGCACATAATCTGAAATGGTTGCCATGTGTTTCTCCTAGAATGTGTTGACCTGCATGCGCAAGCCTGAGCCGCCAAACTTGGCCTTTTCATTGTTAGCGTTTATACCATCAATAGCTGATTGGTACAACGATGCCCAAACTGTCGTGCGCTGATCGTCAACTAAGTAGGGCGCTGAATGCATCAAAGCACCATACAAATACGCATCTGGGAAATACTGCAAAATCCAGTTTGAGGTATTGCTATCGTCCAATGGCGTGGTGCGTGCGTAGTAGTAAAGCTCACCTGTGTACGCGCTGTCTGGCGTAGGCCAAACTTCAAGCTGGCCTGCGATCACGGAGTAATACTTTGGCCTGCCTGTCGTATCCGCGCTGCCTCTGCGATAAGACTGAAGTGCTAGTGGCGTGACTAGCTCAATAGGGCGCTCATCTACGTCTAAGTGAAAACGCACAGCTTCCATAAAGCCATCGGGTAGCTGTGTGTAGCGCGCATCAATGCTTGCCGTGCTGCGCTCTTCCATACGCCAGTGGCGCACTTTGCGATCCATGTCAGCCTCTGCCAAGCTAATGAAATCAGGGATAACACTCGTAAGATCATCGCGGTTTAGCCAGTTGGCGATT